CCCTCGCGGTCGTCGCTACACACCTAAGACACCTAAGGTTGGAACAAGTGCACTCGACATTAGCGTCCCAGCAGGTGGCACAGGCGTGATATCAGTTACTCTTGATTACTTAAATGCTGACTTCCTTCTTGATGAAGAATGGACGACAGAGCTAACTATCCGCAACTATGGTGAAACAAAATCAAAGGTTATTACCAGCGGAGCTAGTGTTAACACCACAACAGAGAAGATTTCATTTAGCGTAGCGTACTCAGACGCCCTTGCAGTTCTAGGAATGGTTGACCCTGGTTCATGGGATCTTTACGCGTCACGACCAAGCCCAATCAACCCGGGAGAAACAGAGACAGTATTCGTGTGCGATGGCAACTTGTCGGTAAACCTTGGACGTTCAAGTGTTACCGCGTTTACCATTGGTTCTGAATAAAACAACGACAAAAGGAGCAAAATGATGGTAGACACAGGCACTCAGAAGGGTTTAGAGACACTTTCAGGAGTACCAATGGCTAATTCCATAGGAGCTTTTGAGGGGGTCTCCAATGGCAACAACTAGTATTTCCGATGTTACTCCTGAAGCACTAAACCTTAAAAATATGATGGACGGCGTCCTCGAACGCGTCGTCTCCGTGTTCCATTCGTATAACGTCCCGCTTCCTTCTCGTCAGTATTGGACGATGGGAAATCCTGCGGTCGATTGCGAGCAACTTGTCGTGTCATTTATTCAGATGTACCTTGGCACACCAGGAGATCAGGCATCTCAGCCACAACGTTGCAACATGCCAAAGTCCGCTGTTCTTCAAATCTCATTAGCGCGCCCTATTCCTACAGTTGGACAAAACGGTCGCCCTCCCGCAGATGAAAAGATTATGGAAGGTTCATACATCTCAGCAGTTGATGCGTGGGTACTTATGGACGCAATGAAAACTCTTGACGTATGGGATGAGACAAGTTTAGGTATGGGTGTTATCGCAACGATTGATGCTCCTACTGCTGAAGGTGGTTTTCAAGTGATCAACATGAACATCACGATGGTGGTTCCATAATGACAGTTAAGTTTGTTGCAAACCCTGGTGTCTTTGACTTCGTACTTAATAATCCAGCAGGTATGGTTGGACGCCATCTAGCTAATCGTGGTCGCGCAATTGTAGTCGCAGCTAAGGCGCAGGTTGGCGTTGATACCGGGAGACTTAAGGCGTCTATTCACATGCGACACTCGCGTGATATGCGTGGTCAGTACGTCAAGATTGGATCCAATCGCAACTACGCGCGTATTCATCATGAAGGAACAAAACCACATCTAATTGTAGCCAACAGAGCACAAGTTCTGCGGTTTACATCGGGAGGCAGAGTTGTCTACACAAGGGCAGTTAAGCATCCTGGAACAAGACCTAACAAATACCTCACAGATAACCTCTATATTGCGGTAGTTTGATAGGATAGCAAGCACGAGACAACCGTCTCAAAGACAAAAGAAGGAAAGAGAATATGACCAATCCTAGATTCAAGGACTTTGGAACTGGAAAGGGCGGAGACGCTCCTAAGGAACCGTTGTCTTTTAAGTTACATGGCGAGGAATATCGTTGTGTCCCAGAAGTACAAGGTAAGCTTATGCTTGATCTAGTCGCTGATTCATCAGCAGATGATCCAGTTAAGGCAGCAGGTGTTGTTAACACATTCTTCAAACAGGTAGTCCTGGATGAAGACTATGACCGTTTTCAGGCGCTTCTTACTGACAAAAACCGTATCGTAACCGTTGAGACTCTTGCAGAGATCACAGCATGGTTGGTTGAGGAATACTCAGGCCGCCCTACGGAGGGGCCAGCAGTCTCCTAGAGTGGGGGATTGACCTCTGGCCGTATGTGAATGGACGAGCACTAGTGAATGGACTACAACTTGCAGGTATGGAATTTAGTGACATGCTTGACGTTCTTCACTACTTCTTTGAGGACGACATGAACTACAGCACTGCAGAGCAAGCTGAAGCACGCGATAAAACCAGAGCATCGGTGTACCAAAACCTGTACAACAGGACATACAAGTACTCACGAAGCAATGGAGCCACACGCGATTTCTCTGCAACTGAAGACATCGATGCTCCACAAGAAGAAGCAATAGAGCCATTCAACCCAGCAGTAAGACCGAAGCCGTATGTAGCTCCAACACAGCTAAATCCGGATTCACCAAGACCATTTGGAAGTGTGCTAGACGCTCCGTTTGAGCGCTAACATACTTAACAGCATAGTAGCAGAAAGGAGGTGACACCGTGGCAGTATTAGGCGAAGCATTTATCATCGTTCGTCCGATTACAACTGGTTTTCAAGGCGCCGTCGCACGCGATCTTAAAAGACTAGATGGAACAGCATCAACAGCAGGAAGACGAGCTGGAAAAGCATACGCAGGAGCGTTTGGACAAGCATTTGGCCCTAACGGATCTGGCAAGTACACTAACGAACAGTTAAAGAAAGCTGTATCTGCGCAAAAAGCATACGCTAATCTTTCACGTGCAGGATACGTTCTGCAGACTGCTCTCGGTGTCGTAGGCGGAAGCATTGGCGCACTCGTAGGTGGTCTTGTATCACTCGGGTCTGCGTTATTGTCCGCCGCTCCTTCTGCTATTGCGCTTGGCGGAGCTCTGGTCTATGTAGGTATTGGTGCTGCAGTAGCTAAGCTTGCTCTGGGTGGAGTTGGAAAAGCTGTAGCAGCGCTTAACAAGCAGCAAACAAAGGCTGCAACAGATGACACGGCAGCAAAGCGTCGCGTTGAAGACGCGACACGTAATCTTGCAAGAGTGCAAGCGGATAACATTGAAGCTCTTGCCCGAGCAAGTAAAAACCTTGAGGATTCTCAGAAAGATCTTACGACTGCTCAGAAAGATCTTAACCGTGCGCTTAAGGAAGGCGCTGAGGAACTTCAGCAAATAAACTTTGACGCGGAAGACGCAGCACTCGCTGAACAACGCGCAGCTAACGAGCTTGAAGATGCCCGTAAGACTCTTGCTCGCGTTCAAGATCTTCCACCTAACTCTCGTGCTCGTCGCGAGGCTGAACTTGCGTATAAGGAAGCTGATCTCAATCTTCGTCGTGCCAAGGACCGTAACTCTGATCTTCGTAAGGAGCAGGACCGTCTTGCAAAGGAAGGCGTTGAAGGTCTTGATTCTGTAATTGATGCTCGCCAGAAGGTCGCTGATGCTGAAGTTGGTGTTCAAGAGGCAACAAAGGAGTCTGAGAAAGCAGTACTTGACGCTGCCGAGCGTGAAGAGGATGCTAACCGTGAGCTAAGCAGAGCTAAACAAGACCTTGCAAAGAAAGACGACGGTGGTGGAGCTGATCCTCTTGCCGGTCTAACAGAATCACAGAAAAAGTTTGCTCTATTTATTTCTAGTCTTAAACCACAAATTGATGAGCTAAAGGAAGCCGCGGCAGGCGCGTTCTTGCCTAAACTTCAAGAGGCTATCGCTAAGATCTTTGGTCCAGTTCCTTTTGCAACAATTAAACTTGGTATCGAGCAGGTAGCAGGTGCACTTGGTGACGCGTCAATAAGTATCGCAGACGCAATCGTAGACGCTGGGAACCTTGAGGATCTCGGTAAGGTATTTGAGAATGCTGCAACAGGCATTCGCAAGATCGGTGAGATTGCTGGGAACCTTTGGGGTGTGTTCCTTGGTGTTCTTGTTGCAGCTGATCCTCTGATTCAGAAGTTCCTTGACTGGTTAGTGACAATCACTGGCAAGTGGGAAAAGTGGCTTGACGAAGATGCTAATAAGCAAAAGCTTACTGACTTCTTTAACGAGGCTGGTCGCGTTGCTGGTGAAATTGGAACAATCATTGGAAACATCGCGTCTGGTCTTGGAAATATCATTAAGGCAAACACTGGTCCTGGCACCGGTGGACAAATGCTGCTTGATTACTTTAAAGACATCACCGGTGCGTTCGAGGCATTCTCTGGCTCGGGTACTGGTCAAGCTGCGTTAAAGGATTACTTCGCCGGGACTGCTACCAATACCATGTCAATCTTAGACTCAGTTGGCGGGTTTGTTAAGGAACTTCTAAAGCTAGGCGCTGACCCAAATGTTAAAGGATTTTGGGACGCGATTGGAAAAGCAGCACCTGATTTTGGTAAGATTCTAAAAGCTGGTCTAGAAACTGGTCCTATCTTTGGTGAACTTGTTGCCAACATAATTGGTATCATCGCAGCGCTTGCTGATTCTAGTGGTCCTAGGATATTCTTTGAGATTCTAAATAAGGTTGCTGAAGTAATCAAGAAGATTCTTGAGAACGACTTTGTTCAGTTCCTATTAAAGATCTCTGGCTATATTCACGGTGTAACCCTTGCCCTTGGTCTCATGTGGACTGGTTGGAAGATGTTCCAGCTCATCATGTTGGGCACACGAATTATCGCCTACAACATGATCTCTAAGATGTTCGGCATGATAGGCACCGCGATAGGTATGGTGACAAAGGCGTTTAAC